TTTGGCTTTATCGGCGCGGGCACTGCTTGCGATCTCATCGCGCAGCATAGCCAGATCCCAGTTCGCCTCCCAAAGGGTGATCTGGGATCCATTGCTGAAGGTGAAGGGTTTCGAGCGCCGGGTGATGGGCATGACCTGGACCTAATACTCGTAGAGGGCGACCAGGAGTTTGCCGTCTGCAGGAGCGGAGACGAAGACCACGCCGGTTTCGCTCTTGGTGATGCTCGCAGTGATCTCGGTGCCGGCGTTGTAATCCCACAGGGTGAACGTGTCCGCGAAGTTGGACAATGCCTGCTTATTGACCGGGAAGAGGAACGTGTCCTCGACACCATCCGCCAGCCAGGCATGGATATTGAAGCGGTCCCACGTGATGTGGTCGAGTCCGGTCATCGAGAGCGCGCCGTCATTGGCTTCCGAGAGCGCCTGTCCCCAGACATGCTTGGAAGTGGGGGAGAGGGACAGGTTGACCGTCACATCGATCGCGTTCTCGTCGAAGGATGGCATGGTCACGATCGCGCGCACGCGCGGCAGGATGTAGTTATGCCACTGGCTCACACCATCGTTATCATGGAAGGCCAGCTGCGAGATCACGAACGTGCCATCGATCTCCAGCCCTTGCTTATCCGTGCCGAATGGCATGCTGCGGCCGCCGCCGACCAGGCGGGTCTTGACCGCGCTCAGGGCGGCGAAGGTGACCTGGTCGATGTTGGACAAATGGAACTCGCCCGTTTTGGCATCAGTGGAGGGCAGGTAGATCGTATCCTGCACGCGTCCCTGCGCTACGTTGGTGATGGCGCGCGGCGCGCCTAAATTGAGGGTCAGGGATTTGGGACGGGAGAACTCCAGTCCGCCATAGCCATCTGTAGCCGGCTCTGGATATCCAGGGACATCCACGCCGCCAGCGGTGTTGATCGGGTAGAAGCTGGCGCGGTAGACATCCACGCCCCAGCCGATTCCAGAGGGATCAGTCATAGTACATCTCCTAGTTAGAAGTCAAACGAGACACGCTGGGTCACGATCGCGGTCATGGTTTGAATGATAAAGTTTGGGTTGTCACCCGGCAGGTCCTGCTGCAGACCACCGTTGGCCTGGAGCACGACGCGCCGGACGCCAGGGGTCTTGTTGAGCGAGGCCGGGTGGAGCAGGTTGATCAGCGCCGAGCGGACCGCTTTGAAACGAGGCAGCGATTCCTTCCGGGTGGAGTAGCGCACATACAGATCGAAGAGCACCGTCCAGTTGATATCCACTTCCAGCCCATTGGCGCGCGTACCCGGAAAGGCGTCTGGTTGGAAGATGGCAAAGGTATTGGCGCCGCGCTGGATCACTGTGTCATCGTCGTTGACCTGCCAGGCGTTCGGGAAGAACTCGGTCAGGGTGCGGATCTTGGTCATCACGGCCGCCTCGACCACGGAATAATGATCGGTCATTGTTTACCGCCAACCACTTTGAGACGATTGGAGAGATCGGCGGGCACCTTTTGCAGCTCCTCGAAGAGCACGGTCAACAGGTGCGGCCAGCGACCCCGATGGATCCGGGATTGCCAGCCACTGGTCAAACCTCCGACCGCACCGGCCGGCGATTCGTTATGCAGGCGGACACCGAACCGGCCGCGCTCCAGCCTCCAGCCCAGGCGGTAGCGATTGGTGCGACGGTAGGGGATCTCGCCTCGTTTGCGGAGCTTCCACATGACGAACCGCTGCTGGCGAGGGCTGTCCCAATCCACCGGGTAGCGAATCGGCTTGCCTTCCTCCGACATGCGTTCCTTGACGTTGGTCGCCAGCTGCACCAGGGTGTCCTGGCCGGCAGCGATCAGGGCTTCGACGAACACGCGCATCTGGCGGAAATCTCGGCTCATGGTCGGATCAGGAAGCGGGGACGGGCATACTCCTCACCGCTGGATTGTCCTCGGGTCATCTGGACCGAAAACGAGGACTGCGAGCTCTCGTTGATCACACGCGGCACGCCCATGGCCTGGAAGCCGGTGGCTTTGCCGGCGACCCACTTCGTGAGTTCCGACTCGAGCACCTGCTCCGCCGACCAGCCGCTTTCGACGATCCGGTTCGAGAACAGGCGGCCCTTGTGATGGCTCAGGTGGACCAGGTCCGCCACCATCGCATTGACTTTCGCGTCGATGGCTTTCAGAACCTTCGTCTCGATCACCGGCACCGTGAAGCCTTCATTCGCAAAGGCCACATCGACCATTTGCGAGACCTGCTCCAGCCATTCTTCGACCTGCTCCAGGCTGGGGTTGGTGCCGGTGACGTAGACATCGGCGTCCACGAAGGCGCCGTTATCCGTCCAGGTGCGGGCAAAGCCGGCCACGCCGGCCGCGCTGCCGTAGGACATCAGGACCTGCGGGGGCGCCGCTTGGGAGCAGACACTTCTTCAGCGGCAGGCGTTTCCGTGGAAACGATCAACGCCTCTTCGGCTTGCTCTTCCCTGTTCTCTTCCGCCTGCTGCAGCTCTGCCTGCTTCTCGGTCTGTTTGGCACGCGCCTGCTCGACCGCGCGCTCGCCGATCGGCTTGCCGTTGGCATCATGCCAGCGACCATCGGCGCCTTTGTAGGCGCCGCCAGGAATGGTTTCAGCCATAAGAATCTCCTTCTCTAAAACGCTTCAATCGATCGAACGGAAACAGGAATTACGAGATCACGGGATCTGTATAGGAAGATCCACCGACATACAGGACCGCCCCGTTGGTGCGATCGTTGACGCCGACGCCGAATTCCGCTTCCATATCCTTTGCATAGAGCGGGTAGTCCGCATTCTGGAAGGCGATCCGCAGCCCCTGCAAAGTGGTCTGGGCGCGCTGGCGGAACTTGAGCGGCTTGCGAGGATCGCCGGCATCCCAGCTGAACGGATAATTGTCCAACGCCCAGCTTTTCGTCCAGATCTCGGAGCCACCAAAGACACCGATCGCCCGGTTGTCCAGGCGGGAAATGTCCAGGGTTTTACCGGGGGTATCCGTCTGGCGGTAGATGATGCGCGGATCGGGATAGGCCACAAAGCCGCTCAGCGCGCGCACCGCGGTTTCATCGGCGACATTGATCGCCGTCCGGATCGCCGCGCCGTGACCATGCTCGAGCACGTCATTGATGGAGGCAAGCAGGGCCGAAGCCAGCCAGCCGTTGTTGGCATCGTAGTGCGTGTGGGTGGCCCCGTCGAACGTTTCCCCATTGGGACCGCTCGGGATGTTGGCGCCATCGGCATTGACGAAGCGCTTGATCCCCAATACCCGGTTGTCGATCAGGTGATCGCGGTACGAGTAGTTCGCCGAGCCATAGATCGCCCGTTTGATGTCGCGCATGATGGCGCGCTTGTGAGCGGTTTCGGCATCCAGCTGCGCCTGGGCCAGATCGGCAGGCGTTGCCACCTGGAGATACTTGGCGGTCCAGCCGATGTTGAACTGGAACAAACGCAGCGGCCAGGCAACCAGCTCGCCGACTTCCGGCTTCTGGGTGGGCGCTAAACCGTACTCGTCCACTTCGAGCATTTCCCCGTTGCTGGAGGTGCCGTAGACGCCATCGGTATCGGTCGTGATCTCCGCCATCTCGCGGATGCCTTCTTCGACCGCCGCATTATGGGCAGCCAGATCCGCCTGCAGGACAGCAGCCAGGTCGTCCAGGCCGAAGTCTTCGGCGCTCTGGAATTTCACGGTCAAGAGGGAGCTAATATCATGGGTTCCGGTAGGCATTTTCTAGTCCTCCTAACCGTTCTTGGGATCGGTGCGACAGACAACGATATCGGTTGCATTGAGGGCGAAGGCCGTGCCTTTGGTGTCGCCCGTCGATGTGGTCGTTTGCAAGTTGCCTGCATCGGTATAGACATCGGAGGCGGCCAGGTAGAGCGTCGCGCCCGGAGTCATACCGGCGGAATACTTAAAGCGCGAGCCCGCACCAAACAGGGTGACGGGTTCGTTTTGGAGCGTGGCCCGGGCAGTGAAGCCGTGGAACTTGGCAGCTTCATTGCTGGCCGCGCCATCGGACATATACACCAATCCATCCGACTTGATATAACAGGGTGCCACGGCACTCAGATCTTCGCCGGCGTAGAGATTGCCGGCAGCGACCTGGTGGGCCTGGTTGGCATCCAGGGATGCAGAGGCGCTTTTTTCGACAACAGCCATGTGATCCTCCTAGAGATCGAATTTCTTTTCGGCGATCGCTTCTTTCGTCACGATCTTCGAGTTCGCTTTGCCTTTCTTGCCGGCATCGTTGCCGAGATTGGGGTTCTCCGACTTGCCGAAGAGATAATCACGTTCCTTGAGCAATTGCTTGATGTGATCATCGGTCACTTCGGTGTCTTCGTCCATCAGCTCGACGAGGGCATGGAAGGCATCTTTCGCAGCGTGCGAGTTTTTGAATTGAAGGTTGGCATCGCGCACTTTCGATTCAAAGTCACGCTGCAGTTTGAGGGTTTGATTTTCCCGGGCGAGGGTGGCTTTCTCATCCTCGAGCTGCTTGGCGCGGGCGGTGGCTTTTTCGACTTCCGTCAGCTCCGCCTGCTTGCGCTCTGTCTCGGCTTTTTCAAAATCCTCGAGCTTCTTCCGTCGCTCAGCGCTTTCCTTGTTGAGGGACTTGATATGCTTGTCCTTCTCAGCCAGTTGGGCTTTCAATTGTTCGACGGACAGCTCTTCCTCCTCTTCGGAACTCTCTTCCTTGGACTCGGCAGCTTTGCGTTGGGCTTCTGCTTCGTCGGCTTTACGCTTGGCTTCTAATTCTTCCTCAGTCATCTCGACATCTCCTTGGAGCATCACGCTCGGACTTAAAGCGAAACACCCAGTCACAGCATTCCTCGCGGTTTGCGTGACTGGGTGGGTCTTCCAGCATTCCCTAATAAAGTGCCAATCCCTGGCACATTGACTTACCGCATTATAGCACGCGAAGGGCGGAATCGACCCGTCGATTTAGTTACATTCTCCTTACGACGGACCGGGCGGCGAAACCTCTTTTTGTGCGTGGGTGGAGCGGGGATCCACACCGCAACATAATCATACACGGGGATGGTTAGCAGAGCCGGCGCCGGGTTCATTTTCGCCGCTTGCGTCCTTAGGACGGTATAGCCGCCTTTTTTACGTTCCCGAATCTTGACGGGCATGTTCCTTCACTCCTAACTGCTTCAGGATCGCAGCAGCCGTCGCACTGTCATCGACCAGCACCCAGTTGCCCTGTTCATCCTGATAGCGATAATCGAATCGACATTTGCAATTTGTCCGGCAGGGCGTGGCTCCCAACCGCGGCAGGGTGTTGATCTTGACCCAGCCGAGATCATGCAGTTCTACACATCCTTCGCGTTCGCCATCGGTATGGCAGTGCTCCGCGCGTCCCAGCCTTCGGCGTTCCTGGACGGCGCCGTAGTAGAGCGCCATGCCATGCCGGCGGACTTCTTCAAAGATGTCGCGCGCCGCGCCGGCGTACAAGTCTGAGCGGACCAGCAGCTTCCCGTTCAAGGCTTGTGCACCGGTTTCGATCTCTTCCGCAAAGCCACGGAAGAGCAGGTAGAGGATCAGGATCTCGGCCGCGATCTTCTTGTAGTCCACCTGGCTCGAGTTGGCATCGCCGCCATTCGACGCCAGGGCTGCAGCGACCTGGGTCTGTTTGATGGTGTCCATCATGACGCGCTGCCAGTCGCCCAGGCGCGTGTCGCCGGTGGCTAGCTGAGCGGACAGGACCCGCTGCGCATTCTTCGAAGCCCGGATCAGCGGCTCGATCGCCTGCTCCCGGATCTCGGTGAAAGGCACATAACGCTTCGAAGTGAGGTGAATGTATCGCCGGGACTGGGCATCCCAGACGAAGGGTGTGGTGAGAGTCCCTGTGCCCACGGTTTGCGACTCGAGCAGCCGTTTCCACCGTAACGGGACCACTCGTGTCCACAGGGCCCGCGCGGCCTCGATGTCCAGGAGGGTCACCAGGGACAGCTGCGCGAGCTGATCGTCGGAAAGGCGGAGGGAGCGTCCGGGGTTCATATCATTCTGTGTCCTTTCAATGGACCCAATGGGCTTGCAGCATCGGCTTGATCGGCAGCTGGCCCATCCTCTTGTGCACCACCATCTTGCCGGCGCTGGTGCAACGGACTTCCGGACGGCACGGGCACAGCGCATTGAGGATGTGCAGCTCACTCAGAGGGTAGACATGGATCTCTCCGGGCGCCACCATCTTGACCTGCCACCACATGTCGATCATAGTCCGGTGAGCGGCACGGCGCTCTGGTTCTTGATCGCCTCCCGGATCTGGGTGATCTCTTCCTCCGGCACGCCGACGCGCTTCAGGTATTCCTCGAGCGGGATGTTCTGGGTGGCGCTGACCGCGCCTTCCCAGATGGACTTCTCGCGCGCCAGCTGGTAGGAGGGCATTTGCTTCATCTGGGCGATCTGCTCCGCGCTGTATCCCGCTTCTGCCCAGATCTGCTCCTGCGGAATCCCCAGGACCTGGCTCTTCTTCTCCAGATCGTCGAGCGTGCGATCGTGGCGCCAGGTGGGCTGGAATTCGACCTCCTCGTCCAGGCCGGCGTTAGCATACAGGTTGGTATATTTGCGCGCCATGCTCATGACCTGCGACCAGGAATCCCCGAACAGTCCGCGCCGATCGTCCGCCTTCTTATCCAACGCATCGTTCTGGGCTTTGATGGTGTCCTCAGAGGCGATCTGCGCAGTGACCACAAAACGAGAGACGGGTGTGTCGGTAATCTGGGCGGTCAGGGTGACCAGGTCGATCAAAGCCTTCATCAGTGGCGTATTGTCGGCGCCTTCAATCTCCTGCAGATGGACCTGGTCCGGGCTTTTGTTGGCGACACCGTTGATCACACCGGGACCGATCGTCAACGCGTTCGAGCCGTCCTCTTTTAGCTCCTTCCCATCGGTCGTGGGCATAAAGCCGAAAGCGAAGAAGGACTTGAACGCGGTCAGGTCATTGGCGCCCAGGACATCCACCAGGGTTTTGTTGATCGCATCCTGCAGAGGGATGGCTTTCCAGTGCTCCGCGCGGAAGCCCTTGTTCTTGAAGTGGATCACCGGGATCCCGAGCGGCTGCTCTCTTTTGTCCAGAAGGAGTTGCGGCCAGGGCACATCTTCCTGTTCGAAACGCTTCCAGCCATTGTCATAGAAGTAGCGCTCGATCCGGTCGGAATAGTAGACGGTGCGGCGCGTGGTCGTGCGAGGGAGGTTGGCGGTCCACGTTGTCTCAACCCACTGCTTGACGGCATACAGCGGCTTCTGGTAAATGTCGTCATTCTCGTAGACCATCCACACGCCCATGCCATCGCCGCCGGCAGAGACATCCACGAAGCGTTGGTTGTGGGTCAGGCTGGGGAACTTGCCCTCGGCGTCCCAGTCGACGATCACAAAGGTTTCCCGATCGGCGAGGGCGAACTCGTGGACCACATCCTGGAGGGTTTCCATTTTGTTCTTCTTCCACACCTCCGCGGCAAAGAGGGATTGGGGCTTGGCGCCATCCTCCTTTGCCTTTTCGTCCGTGTCGAAGGCCGTCACATTAAGGACGTTCGCAACTGCCGATACAACCGTTTCGCAGACATTCAGGGTAAAGGGGTTGTTCTCATGCAGGCCGAGGAACTCGCGCACTCTCGCGGTCAGGAATTTCTCCTGCACGCCGTTATAGTAATTGCGCGACTCCAGGATGGACTCTTGCTCGGCTTCCATCGTTTGGACCAGCCAGTCCAGGTATGCCATTTCCACAGGATCAAGGATTGCCATGTTTCACCTCAGTTCGTATATTTATAGGAGACTACACCGGACTGGGCAGCGCTCAACGCGCTCGGCAGCACGTAGCGCAGCGCATCCAGCCGGTGGTATTCACTTTTGTTCTTGATCTCATCCATCGGCAGTCCCTGCTCGTCGAGCTTGCGCGAGTAGGATCCACCCTCTTCGATAATTCCCGTGCAGGATTGAAAGACGTACAGCCTGTGGTCTTTGAAGGCTTCCTTCACACGATCGATGCCTGATTCCACGTCGCTGATCATCGGCTCCTGGACACCCAGTCCCGCATCCGACCAGTCCCACCTCTGCTGTGTCTCCGAGGGCGAGCCGCCCCAGGCCCCTTCAGCCTCTCCAGATTTGAGCACTTCTTCTACATGCTGCTTGGTGGTGCGGTCTCCATGCAGATATTCCTGGAAGAGATAGAGGACGTGCTTGTTGGGATCTTCTGCCAGCCAGACCACGGCCGTGTTGACCGCTCCATAGTCCACGCCGAGATAACGCCGCCAGGTGATCGGGATCGGGAAGTCCTGGACCACATGGAAGTCTTCATAGATCCGGCCAGCTGGCCGGATCTTCCAGTTGCCGCCTCGCCGGCGATCGCCCAGAAGCCTGGCACGATCCACTTTCGAGAGCGCCTGCAGATTCGCCAGGTAACCTGGATCCTTGGCGAGCAGGATCTGGTTGTCGTAGACGGTGGACAGGATAAAGGTCACCGACTTCGGGATGCTGTTGGGATGCGCCTGCCTCAGTTCCTCCGGTGTATCCGCCCAGAAGGTGGTGTCATTCTCCCGGACCATCCAGCGGATCACGCCGCTGCGCTGCGGGATGGCATAACCCTCCTCGTCGATCCACCAGTCCAGGAAGCCGGCCAGCCAACCCGGCTCCGGATTGCAGGTCCCGCGGATATACGGACGGATCCCGGAAGTCGACCGGTTGCGCGAGAACATGTAGAAGAACTGGGTCTGCGAGAAGGTCTCGAGCTGATCAAACTCGATCAGCGGGATCTGGGCGCCCAGCCAGTCGCGCAGGTCCTTCTCGTACTGCAGGTGAGCGAAAGAGATCTTGGCGCCGATCGGAAAGCGATAGGAGTGTTCGGTCTGGTTGGACCTGGCATTGAACCATGGATAGAGGGTCTGCGACTCATCCCACATCCCGCCTTCCTTGATGATCTCCGCCAGGGTGCGACGGAAGATCACCGCGCCGAACTTCTCGTTGTTGATATGGCGGATCGGTTCGACCAGCAGGGACCAGGTCTTGCCTCCACCCGCGGCGCCACCATAGATGGCGATATCCGCCGGCGAGGACAGGAAGATCTCCTGTCTCGGCTGCGGCCGGATGTGGATGACTTCCGGAGCTTCAGCTACTGCCATCGGTCTCCCTGTCATTCTTGGGGATGTAGAAATTGACGATCGGCTGGATGGGTTTGCCTTCCTCGTCACGGTCCACGAACAGACTGTGATGCTTCCCGATCAGCTCGAGCGCGCGCTGTGGGTC